ACGTGCGCAGCTATTACTATAGCCGAAGGATTTAAAGAGTATATTAATAATTTAGGAAAGAAAATTTTTGTTCTAGTCAAGAATAAAAACATACAAAATAATTTTATGGATGAATTGTTAAGTAAATGCACAGATGATGAATACATTGACGAATCGGAATTAAAAAAGGTAGAAGGATCTAGATTGGCTAAAAATATAGCAGAAGAAAATAATAAAGATATAATGAAAAAAGCAAAAAGTCTTATTTCTGAAAATTATCAATTTTCAACATATGGAACCTTTGTAAATAGAGTATTAGGATCAAAAATATACGAAAAAGATGATTTAGGACAATCTACAAAAAAATTACAACGTGATTCACAAGGAAACGTTAAAAGAAAAATAACACGTGACAAAATTAGTTCATTAAATAACACAATAATTATTGTAGATGAAGCTCATAATATTTTTGGGAACGATGCCTACGATGCTTTATTACAAGTTTTATCTAATTCGTATAATTATCGTTTAATTCTTCTTACTGCTACTCCTATGACAGATAACCCATCGTCTATATTTGAACTATCAAATTTATTAAATGTTAAAAATAAAGACTTGCAATTACCGATTCGTAAAAAACTATTTGAAAAAGAAAGTTCCTTTTTAATAAAAGAATCTTCTAAACATTTATATAAAAATGGGTTAAAGGGTGGTATTATTCGTATAACAGAATATGGATTAAATGCTATAAAGAAATCAATTGTTGGAAAAATATCATATTTAAAAACGAATGAAAAAACAAATCCAAGAAAGATTATGATGGGTGAGCCAATATATAAAGATAGTTATTTTAATGTAGTTTTTTGTGAAATGTCAGATTATCAATATTCTGTTTATAATAATGCATTAAAAGATGATACAAAAACATTTACAGAAATTGACATTACTCAATCTATATCTAATATTCAAAGAGAAGAAGACGTATTAGAAGAAGATGAAGTGATTTCTAAAACAAATTCGTTATATAAAAATAGTAGTGACGCTTGTACTATAGTATATCCGGAAGAAATGTATGGAAAGATTGGTTTTCAAAAATTTTTAACATCTTCTAAATCTAAAACATCTATTTTAACAAAAGAAGGTCTTTCTATATTTTCATGTAAATTATATAAATTAATAGAAAATATAAATAAAATGGAAAAGGAAGGCAAAATTTTTATTTATTCAAATTATGTTGATTTTGGTGGAACATCATTAATTAAATTATTACTTTTAGAAAATAAATATTATGAATATCCAAATAAAAAGGAATATAGATCTTTTATTGTTTTTGATGGAAAAACTTCTATTAACGATAGAGAAAGATATAAAAAGATATTTAATAGTCCGGAAAATAAAGATGGTAAACTAATAAAAATTATAATTGGATCACCAATGATATCAGAAGGTATTACATTAAAAGAAGTACGTCAAGTTCATATTTTAGAACCGTCTTGGAACATGAGTAATATAAATCAAATTATAGGAAGAGCTGTAAGAAATTATTCTCATCATTTATTGGAACCAGAAAAAAGAAATGTTGAAATATATAAATACGCGTCGGTTTATAAAGATACTTTTTCAATTGACAAGGAAAAATATATTTTATGCGAAGAAAAAGATAGGAGTAATAAAGTTGTAGAAAGACTTTTAAAAACAGCTTCTTTTGATTGTTTTTTTAATAAATCTAGAAATATTATTCAAAATGGAATTCCAGGAACAGAAGAATGCGATTACACAGATTGTGATTATAAATGTGATTTTACACCACAAAATAATAATGTGATTAGCGATAAATCTACTTATAATTTGCATGTAGGATTCTTTGACCAATATGATATAAAATTTATAATAAACAAGTTGGGAGAATTGTTTAAAAAAGATTTTATTTGGAGTTTAAGTGATATTATTCAGATAATTAAACAGCAAGGTGTACCATTAATCACATATGAGGCTATTTATACAGCATTAAATAATATTGTTGGAGAAAAGATCTATTTCGTAGATAAATATAATAGAGGAGGATTTATTATTAATAAAGGCCCTTATTATATATTTAATAGTTTTGATATAGATGTAGAAAGTTCAATGTATTCAAAGATTTTAGATTTTTCTGTTGAAAAAAACAAGTATACATTAAATGATTTTGTTAAAAAAATATTTAAAGAAAAATCTGTTGAGAAAAAAGAAGAAAAGGTTATTGAAAAATTAGAAGAAATAAATGTCATGACAGAATCTGAATTAGAATACAACCAAAAGATACAAGATACATTTAAAGTATATGGAACTTATAGAAAGAGTAAAGTACCAAAAGTAGATAAATGGGAACATAAATATGGTAGAAAGGATGATGTATTTAGAATAATTGATGCAAGAGATATAAAAGACTCTTTAGATGCTAGAGAGGAAATGACAGGTAAAGCTGCTACTTCTTATAAAGTAGAAGAATTGGATCAAATTACACAATTTTTAGATAAAAACGTTGATGTATGGAACGAAATTAAAAAGAAATTAGATTTAAAAGATAAAAAGAAATTGCAAAAGGTTGATTATGCACAAATGATAAAAACATATTTAAAGGATAAAAATATGATTCTTAAATAAATTAAGCTTTTTTTTAAAAGCTTAACCAAAAAAACTTGTCTTTTATATACAAAAATATTCATATATTTTTTTAGATAATGCTTTTCCTAGCTTTTTAGAAGAAATTTTTATATCTGAGAATAACATTTCTTTATTTTTTTCATCTTCTATAGTATTGTATAAATCTATAAATGTTTTTATATTAATTACGTTGTACTTTTCTTTTAACCATTCTATGATAATTATACCTATTTTTTCAGACACACCGTTAATAAGGCATAGCTGATTAACAAATTTATTATTTTTAATATTATCACTCTTTTTAACCATTTGAACATTTTTAACACTCTGTTTTACATTAAATTCATTAGATGAAAATTTTTTATATAATGTTATAATTTTATCAAAAGTATCTATTTGGTTTATAGTTTGTATCAGTTTGTAATTATGTTTAAAAACAAGATTTAATAAAGCACCATTTAATATATTTTTTGGCATTTTTAACCCATTTCCTTCTATTAAATAACATATTTTAAGAGGATCTCCTATTGATTCTAATAATCTATTTTTCTGTTCTCTAAATCTATTATCTTTAATACTATTATGAAGATCACTTATACTTTTTCTTTCAATGACTACATTAATGGAATTATCATCTTCTAAAGAACTTTTTATAATAAAATCACCAACTATTAAATTTGTTATTTTAAAATGAATTTCTTGATTATTTATATTTATAGTTTTCAACAAGTCATTTTCTATAAATGTAAATTCTGATAATTTTTTAATAAAATCTTTTTCTCGATAATCTATTAATAAATACATGTTAATTATATAAATTAAAATATAAAAAAAACTAAAACGAAAAAGGTACCTTGCCGTCTAACTACGTAAGGTATTTCGGCAAGGAACATTTTTTTTTTTATAATTTTAATTTATATATATATATGGATATTAACTTTAAACAAAAATTTATAAATATAGATTTTGATAAAATTATAAAGGATGAATTGCTAGATTATAAAGAATATGTTAATTATAAAAAAGAATATAATATAGAAGCCAATAAAAATTATAATAAATATAAAATATATCAAAATGATTTAAATGATATAAATAAAATAGAAACATTTTCTACAAAAGATAAATTTATTTATACGTATATAAATGAAAATAAAAAAGAAGATTTGAAAAATGAAATGAAAAAAATTATTTTATCACAAACAAAATTAATAGATAATTTTCAACATTATATAAACATTTTGAATACAAGTAATATACCTAATTTAGACGGCAAGGTAACTATTAAAGAAGATCAAAAAGGAAAAGGGTTTTTATCAAAATTTTTTAATTAATTATTACAACATTTTACAACATTGTATTTAATATACACATAATTTGTTTAGATTTTTCTCTTTCTTTTTCTAATTTGTATTTGTAATTATATAATGTTCTTAATTCTATTTTTAGTTGTTGTAATTGTCCTTCTAAATGTTCAATAGAATTTTGATGATTTGTTAATAAATTTTTTGTATTTGACATAAAGGTACTATGAAGATACAATATTTGTTCCAACTCTAATTTTTCATTGCAAATTGTACATGCGCAATTATCAAACGAATCACTTTTGTCAAATATATTTAATGTATCAGAAAATTTTTTATAATGTGACTGAGCTAAACAATAAATATGAAAAATATGATTACAAGATAATATTATATAATTTTTCTTACAGCCATTTGTATTAAAAGTAGGATCTTTACATATTTCACATGTCAAGTTGTTCGAGACCTTTTTTTCAATTATAAAATCTTTTTGTCTATCATCGCTACCTTGCAGTCTAACGACGTCTTCGTCAATCTCATGTATCAACTTTTCATGTTCTTTTATTAATTTTTTTACAACATCATTAGAATCATTTGTATAAATACTTAATTCACTTGTTCGCTGTCTATCGACATTGACACCTTCGGTAGAGGTACTATAATAATTATTATTATCTAAATGTTGCATAATAATAAATTTTAGATGCTTTTTTAAATTCATTTTTTTCTATTTGCAAACAATTCAAATTGTCTTTTTGGTAAAATAGAAGATGTTAATAATATACCACAATAAGGTTCTGGATTTTCATAATAATCAGTATAATCATATATACCTATTTTAATAGATTCAATTAAAAGAAATTTAAAGATATATTTAAATTCACTTCCATGACCTTGTATAGGATTACCATCTTCGTCATAATTACAAAAATGAGCTAATTCATGTAAAACAACATACATTAACAAGTTAATATCGTATAATTTTTCAAATTCGTCTCTTGTTCTTAAACAAATATGCATTTCTTGTTTGTCAATTGTATATGTAGTATATCTTTTATCTATTGCTGCTTCAGATAATATATCATGAGTATAATTTTCTTTTAATTTTTGTATAAAAACTTTTTTATCTGAATCATTTCCATAATTTGTACCTAAATGTTCTATTAATTTTACTATTCTTTTATTTATTTCTGCTAAAATATTTGCAGAACTTTTTAAATAAGCATGTGATTTTGTATTACCATTTCTAATCAAATATTTATTTTTATCTATATCTGATTCTATATATAATGTTTCTTTATAAACTGAAAATGTAGTATATATAAAATATAAACATAAAATTATCGCTATTATATATAAATAAGTAGACATCCTTATTTATAACTAATAAAAAAAAATAAAATAATTAGTTCTTAGATGGTGGTTTATAATCTAATGCTGCTTTGCAAACTGGACAAAATTGACAATTTGAGGTTTTTGAACAGTCTGCAAAATCTTTTTGTAATTGTTCAGCATTTTTCTGCAAGTAATTTCTAAATTCGTTATTGTTTAGATTTGGTGCATATTTGGTTCGTAGAAAATCATGTAATGAACAAGCTGGTTCATATGATGTAAATTGACGCCCATCGGCCATAGAATATTTCATTTATATATATATATATACATCTATTAAATAAAAAAATATTTCTTATTAGATTAAATATTGATGATATTCTTGATAATTAACGTCATATAAATTATTTTCTTCTGTTAAAAAATCTTTTGATGATGATTGAATGTTTGTATTTTCAGGTACCTTTACCGACGCTGTCGATATACGGCAAGGTACCTTGTCGTCCTTGTCGTCCTTGTCGTCCTTGCCGTCTTTATCGTTTATATTACTTTCTTGATGAGTTTCTTGATGAGTTTCTTGATGGGTTTCTTGATGAGTTTCTTGATGAGTTTCTTG